GGTATTTACAAGGTGAGGCGGCAAAAGATGCCGCATCTACGTCTGCTAGAGCGCAATTAGAAGCGGCACGAATTGCTGCTGAAGAATCACGTTTTAGACCAGTTGGCGTTACGACGCGATTTGGCACTAGCCAATTTGGTACAGATGCTAGTGGCCGAGTAAGTAGCGCTGGGTATACGCTATCGCCAGAACTAAAAGCCTATCAAGATCGTTTGATGGCGTTAAGCGGTCAAGGATTGACGCAAGCCGAAGCAGCGCAAGGGATGTATCAGCCGCTAACTGGTGCGGCTACTGGCCTGTTTAATTTGGGTGGCCAATACCTAGCGCAGTCTCCTGAAGCGGTTGCGGCTCAGTATATGCAGAGCCAACAAGACTTGTTAGCGCCTAGCCGTGAGCGTCAGTATGCAGAATTACAAAATCGACTGTTTAATACTGGTCGCGGCGGTTTGTCTGTTGGCGCAACAGGGATTCGTCCAGGCGGCGGTGCAGGTCTTAGCGCAAGTAATCCTGAACTAGAAGCGTATTACAACGCATTAGCTCAACAAGACGCTGCATTAGCTGGACAAGCACAACAAGCAGGTCAGCAACAGGTAGCCTTTGGTGCAGGTTTGTTTGGTGAAGGCGCTGGATTGTTAGGTCGATATCAACAGGGGCAGGTTGGCGCTTTATCGCCATTTACAGGATATCTTAGCGGCGCGCAAACATTAGAAAGTCTAGGTCAGCAACCATTGGATATTGGTGCGTCGCTTGGCGGCAGAAATGTTAATAACGCAGGAGCGCAAGCGTTAATGTCAGGTGGAATAGGTGCAGCGCAAACTATGCAGCAAGCTAATGCTTATAGCCCGTTTGGTACTGGATTAATGGGCGCGGCTAATGCTCTTAATGCGTACCAAAAT